GAGGAGCAGGAGCGCCAGACGCGGGCCTCGCGGGAGAAACGCGCGCGGCAGGTCATGTCGCCGCTCTATGAGCTCGACAGGCGGCTTGAGAAGCTCGAATCGACCGGCTTCTACAAGAACGGCAAGGTCAAGTTCATCCGCAAGCTGCTCAACCAGCTCGGCGAGGACGCGATGCGATCGGCGGTCGAGATATGAGTCCGGCCCGGCCGGACTCCTGTCCGGCGCTTCGCATAGGGTGAACCCGATGACTCCCAGCGTCGACATCCACGAGACTGAGATTCCAGCCGAGAAGGTGCGCGTCCAATGTCCTCTTTGCAAGCGAGGCACCTTTCTCACGATGGATGACTGCCTCTATAAACACTCTGATGGCCCGATGGGCCTCGATACCTGCGTAGCTAGCGGTCTGACCCTCAAGCGTGCTGCGACGATCGATCTCGAGCTACGTGAGCCTCACTTGCCTGGGGTCGCCGAGTGATCCGCTCAATCAGCCACAGCGAGTGTCAGACGCTTCTCACGTGCCAGGCGCAGCACGACTTCCGCTACGGGAACGTCCTCGCCGGCTCCTCGTTGAAGCCGAAGGACACGCCGGTATTACTGCGAGAGGGCCGCGCCTGGGGGCGGGCTGTGGCGGCGTTCCATGCCGGTGAGGATGCGGAGCTCGCTCTGTCGGCAGCCATCGGTGAGGACGTCGAGCAACAGCGTGAGAATGGCTTTTACGATGCCGACGCCCATCTCGAGACGGCAAACAAGCTGGACGCGATGCTCGCTCAGTATACGGCGGAATCAGACCGTCTCCCGATCGACCGCCTCGAGCACGAGCTACTGGTCCCGGTCCCCTCGCGCTCCGGCAAGGGCGACTCCAACCGTTACCGCCTCCAGGTCTTCTTCGACGGCGTCCACGTCGACGCCGGGGGGCGCACTTGGCTGGTCGAGTTCAAGCTGCGCAAGAAGCTCTCGCCCTACGCGATGATTGCCAACTCCCGCCAGATCCGCTACTACGCCTGGGCCTACCAGCATGAGGCCGGGCAGCCAGTGGCCGGCGTGATTGTCGATGAGCGGTTGAACGCCGTCCCCAAGCCGGCCCGCGTACTCAAAAACGGCCAGCCCTCCCATGCGAAGGACCAGATGACGACCTCCGAGCTCTACGCCGCAGCGTGCAGGGAAGCCAACGTGGAGTTAAACGAGGAGACGCTGGCGACTCTCAGCGCCCGCGACTGGCAGAAGCGTACTTCGCCGCCGATTTTCCTCAGCCAGGAGGAGATCGCAGAGGCCGGCCGCGAGCTCGTCAGTCTCGGCGAACAGGTGCGAGATGCTGATGCCGGCCGTTACCCGGTGCGCAACGTGAAGCCTCAGACGTGCGGTGGTTGCAGCTTCAAGGAGATCTGTGCCAACCCCCACGAGACAGACCTTGTAGACGCCCTCTTCGAGAGGAACCCAGCGAAGCGCGACAGGAAGGACATCCCAGCATGAGCGAGTTGACGTTCGAGAAACCCGAGCTCACCCAGGACGTGTGGAATATCTGTCTCTATGGCCCAACCGGCAACGGTAAGACGATCGGCGCCTGCTCGGCGCCGGGTCCACTGTTGCTGGTCAACGCCGAGGGGGCCGACCGCAGCCGCAAGGCCCATGGCCTCTACGGCGACAAGGTCAAGGAGATCAAGCTCGACAAGACCAATGCCGCAAAAGTCCTTGAGCAGGTCTTCCTCTCGGCACAGAAGGGCGAGTTCAAGACCTACGTGTTCGACACCGCAGGGGAGATCTACCAGGCCTTACTCGACGAGGCATCCAGCAGCGGCAAGATCAGCCTGCCGATGCGTGGCGACGCAGTCGAGAAGCTCGAACGCTATTACCGCGCGATGCGCGATCTCCCCGTCAACGTCGTGATCGTCGCCCAGGAGCAGATCGAGGACCAAGACGAAGAGATCGTTCGCATCCCCCAGGTCGGCCCGCAAAAGGCGCGGCTCAGCGGCAAGGTGCAGGAGTTCGTCAGTATCTTGGCCTACGTCGGCGTAATCCCCGAGGAGGGCGACACGCCGCGCCGCTTCGTCGGCCAGCTCGTCGAAGCGGCCGGTCGCAAGGCCAAGGACAGCTCCGGCGGCCTCGGCGACTTCCGCGACCTCGACCTGACCGACTGGATCGAGACGGCCACCAAGGCCATGACCCAGAAACCCAGCACCAAGAAGGAGGAGAGCAAATGAGCCCCATCCCACTCCCAGAGGACTTCGACACGATCGAGGCCTGGTCCGGCGGCGTCACCCTTAGCCCCGGCACCCACGTCGTCAAGTGCATCAGCACCGACGACACCCGTACATCTTCCGGCGGCCACAACCAGATCGAACTCGAGCTAGAGGCGGTCGACGGCGAGGAGGTTGGCGCCACGATCCGCGACTGGCAGATCGTCACCACGAAGTCCTGGGGCAAGGTGAAGCAGCTCTGGGAGGCGTTTGGTGCCCCCAAGCCTGAGGGCCAGCTCGACGCGAAGGCCCTGGTCGGCAAGACGGCGAAGATCATCGTCCGCACCGAGATGAAGCCAGACGGCTCCGACGTCAATCGAGTCAAGGCCTACCAGGCAGCCGATGCGGTCAGCCGGGTCAAGGAGGCCTTTCCCGGTGCGACGGAGACGAAGGCAGACGACTCCATTCCCTTCTAGCCGATGGGGAAGGAAGTCGCCAAGCGGAAGACCCCGACGCCCGAGGAGCGCGCTGCCAAAAAGGCGTTCGCCGTCGAGGAGAAAATCAAGAAGGGGGTGGGGGCGATCCGGCAGGTCTGGATCGCCCTCGCCGGCTACCTGCACGAGTTCTACTCCGAGCGCATGTGGGAGCATCTGGGCCACGACAAGTTCGAGGAGTGGCTCGGCACCCCGGAGATCGGACTCGGCCGCTCGCAGGTCTACGCCCTGATCGAGGCGTATGAGGAGCTCGTCGTCAAGCGGGAGGTCGAGGAGGCTGTCCTTGCCGAGCTCGAGGCGACGAAGCTGGCCGTGGTGCTGCCGGCGCTGCGGCGGGGCGAGGTCGAGCTCGAGGAAGCGCTCGCCGACTGCGAGTCGCTGTCGCGCTCGGCGTTGCGCGAGAAGTACGGCAAGGCCGTCCCGGCCGAGCGGGTGCCGCTGATTCAGTGCGAGGACTGCGGCTGCATGAAGCGGCCGAAGACCGAGGCCGAAGCCGCCGAGCAGATCCCCGGCCAGATGTCGGTCGAGGAAGCCAACGCGGCGTGATCCTCAAGGCTCCCGCCGAACTGCGCGCGGCGTTCCACCACGAGGCGTTGCGCCGGCGTTACGCGACGATGTTCCTCGGCGGCCAGTCCGCCTGCTGGCTAGCCATCCACGACCCGCTCAAACGGCCGTGCAAAGGGAGATGGGAGGCATTCCACTTCCTCGGCCGCCAGGAGATCCGCCACCACCCCGCCTTCGTCGGGCTCGACCCCGAGATCGTGATGCTGATCGAATGGGACCCGCGCCTCGGCGGCCCCGGCTGCGTCGAGCACCATCGCCGCTACGACCGCCATGTAATCGTCCCGCATGGCGATCTCGTCGTGCCCAGGTTCGCCGTGCCGGAGGACGTCGAGGAGTGCATCGCCGAACGCGGCCTCGACTCCATAGCTGACAGGAGGTTTAGCGATGGCTAAGCAGGCAGCACGAATCAGCGCGGGGCGGCGAGTGGATCGGGTCAAGCCCAAAGATTCCAGCCCCCTCGACAGGGCAACGGGCAGCGAGGTTGTCTGGGGTCAGGTCAACGATCTCTTCAATGCAGCCCGTCCGTTCGAGAAGCCGGAGTTCATCTACTTTGTCAGCCAGATGGACGGGCCGATCAAGATCGGTCGATCCAAGGAACCGATCTCACGCCTGCGCTCCATGCAGACCGGGAATCCGCGCCGCCTGCGGGTTGAGTACGTGCTGCTAGGCGAATGCAAGTTGGAGAAGCGGCTGCACCGCATCTGGGAGGCTTACGCGATCGAGTCCTCGCGCTCGAAGGCAAGCAACGTGCCATCGGCGCCGGGAACGGAGTGGTTCCGCAGCGAGGTTTGCGATCTGCTCTTCCCGGTCATCTCAGAGGCCGTCAGCCGCCAGCTCGCGAGGATCGAAGAGGGGAGCGACGTTTTCCTCGAGGATCTGTGTGCCGTGGTTCTTCAGGCCCACATAGATCATGGGCATTCGATAGAGCCCTGGCGCGAGAAGCCCAGGATTCTGGCCGCCGGCGGGTGATATCCTTCGAGACGCTGCGCAAGCCCAGCCCGGCCCCATATTGCCGGGCTCGCGTTAATCGCAGTGGGGAGCGGTATCTCAACTCCCGCCAAGAGGACTCTCCTCCTCGCCCGCCGTCGCCGTTCCCTGGCGGCACTCAAGGCGGCGGGAATCTTCGCCGGGCCGCGGCTCGCCAGGGCCAGCGGACCAAACGACCGAATGGACGCGCGCAAGCGATCGCTTCGCTGGGAGGCGGGTCGCACGGTGCCCGGCACAACGTGGCGACATAGAGCAATCGCGCAGCTCACCCAAGAGGCACCAACCGCATGGTTCATGGCCTCAAGTGGAGATGTCGGTTCGAGTCCGGCTGTCGCCCATTCGGCTACTCCATAGCTGTCTCGTCCGGCGCGCCGGACTGAGCACAAACCTGAGCCGGGACCTCGCGTCCCGCGAAAAGAGGGGGTCGAGCCGCCGGGCTGACTCAGCACCCGGCGGCTCCATAGCTGTCTCGCCTCAGTAGGGGAGCGCGGCAGACGCCCACCAAATCACCGCTAGGATCGCGCCCCATACCGCAGCGGCCACGATTCCAGCAACGACCCATTCGGCGACCTCCCTCATCGGTCGAGCCCGTGCGCCTGGTCGTAAGGGTCGGCCTTCGAGAGGTCATAGGCGGCGCTGTCGGCCTCCCGAATGAGCCGGTTCGCCGTCTGGCGGGGGATCGACTGCTCGGGGATCTGGCGGCCTTCTTCAAGCGTCAGCTCGGGATGATCGCGCGCTTCGGCCAGCGCGGAGCCGAGCCGCTTTCGCAGCTCGGCGCCCCGCGTCTCATGTTCGGCGATTTCCGACGCGGTCGCGCCGATGTCTAGGCGGATGTGCTCGGCGCTTCTCATG